TTCATACTGTTTTGAAACAATTTTACTCATTTTATTTCTTATTTCTTTATTGTGGCCTTTGCCTTCTATCCATGAACGTCTACCGTTTTCGTATTGTTTCCTAACGGTAGACGTCATTTTTTCAGTATAAGATTTTATTCTAGGATCACTAGTATCTAAACCTGCATTCCAAGCTTTTTTATTAGCACATTTTCTAGAACAGTATTTTCTTTTACTTAATCTAGCGTTGAATTCTTCTTTACAAGTTTCACATATTTTTAGCATAATTATTCTCCTATACTATAAATATGTTTCTTTAGCAGTTAAAATACAAAAAATTTAATATTGCAAATTTACCGCTAACGTGACTTCATTATCAAATGCTTTTTTAACAGGCTTTGAAACTTTTCCAACTGCCAATAAATCACCATCTATTCCAAATAAACCAACAGTTGTTATATAAGTTCTTGGATTTGATGTTAATGAAGCTGTTATTGTACCATTAACAGTATCGCTAATTGATGATGGATTATTTGTATAATTAAACTCTTTGTTAAATGCTCTACAAAAGAATGTAGTTCTTTGTAATTTATTCAACGATTTAAATGATAATGATGTACATACAACTTTACCTGCTGATGCTGCAGCACCAAATGTAAACCCAGATAATGAATTTACTAAGAAATGAGGCCATGCAGTACCACCGTGGAATAATAATGAACCTGATTCATAAAATATCGTACCAACAACATTAGATGTATTACTTTGTGAAACTAGTGCACCCTTTCTACCGACAGAACCTGTAATTGCTTCTTCCGGAATATCAATATATGTATTATTTCCAGTTGTGCCAAAAGCAAATACAGCAGTAACAGTACCAGAAACAATTGCATCATCTTGAGTTGTTCTTCCAATCTGTAAACTTCTTACTAAACCTGTAGTTGAAGTATTATCATGTGCAATAGGAAGCACGTTGCTTGCAGTCGAAGAAAAATAGTAATTAGATATATGCCTAAAAGCACTACTTAAAGGAATAGTTGTAGCTGTTCCTTGTGCATTAGAAAGAAATCCTGTTGAAGTCGTTTCAACAACAAATACATTAATATTTTTTGCTTGAGCAGCAGATAATGAAGCAATTTCAAATGATGTTTTATTCTCTATTACTGAATCTGCGACATCTCTATTTAAATCAAAATTTATGAGACTCATTGTTTATCCTCTTAAGTGGTCCCGCTCGCACTTACTGTCAACGAGAACGTTGCCCGGGCCCCAGTATTCACACCAGTAACATCAACTTTAACCGTACCAGATTTTGAACCTGCATTTAATCCAGTTGATATAAAAAATGTAGCTATGCCATCTTCCGGTATTGTTTTTGTACTATCTAACCTACTAATATCAGTATCTCTTGAAATTGCAGAATAACCTTGTGGATCTTCACCATTCTCTGTTGAAACATCTAATCTAACTGTGTCACCAAAGTTTGCTGTTGCTTCAGCAGGACTTAAAGCCAACTTAGAAATTTTAAGTGATCCTTGTGGCAGTGTAATTAATCTGTAATTAAGAGCAACTGATTCATTAGATACTGGTTCGAGTATAGGTAAGTTATTAACATCCGCATCTGGATCAGAGGCTGAAGCATCAAATAATTGATAATCAATTTCATCATCACCAAAAGCAAACTTAGTAATTTGAAACGATCCATCATTCTTCGCTAATAATTCTCTACCTTTATTTGTAAGTATTGCATCTATAATTGAAGTTGTGCTATCTAAAAAAGCGATTGTATACCTCCTTTTTCTACTTCGCTTGCCCATATTCTGAGAATAGTAAAGCCCCTTTTTTCTGCAAATAGGGTATGTTTTTTATCATTCATATTTATTTCCTCTTTCTTTTTCCATTAATATATTGTGAAATTTTTCACAATATTTAATATTTCTCTCCACAAATAGTTTACTGTGGCAATTTTGTTAACGAGTAGGGAACTTAATACTCCATATCTACTTATAACATAATTTATAATATAAATATCATATTTAAGACGTTTTATCTTCGGTTTGATTAGTTTTACTATCAACTTCGACATTCGTCAAAATTTATTCAGTGCCCTGCTCCTTTTGTACCTTTTTCGCGGCTTTTTTGAGCCTTTTAGAAGCAGTGTTTGTTGTTTTTATAGCTTTAGTTTTTTTAATTTTTAAATCTTTATTTTTTGATACTGTAAATATCCCAAAACTATTTTTATTATTGCTACTGTCAAAAGTTGTTAAGATTTTAAATTCATTATGTTCAAGTTTACTAACAATATTTTTAAATACAGATGGTGTTTTCATTTCATCTGTCACTTCACATTCTACATCATGTAGAATTATCGTTGATCCTTCTTGTAAATTGTCCCATATACCTTTGAATACTTTATCAAGATCTGAATGTAAGCTGTCAAAAAACACAATATCTGCATTTCCTACTGTACTCTTAAGTTGCCCAATTAAATCCTTAAGATCATCTACTTTAATTAATCCTGTATATTCACTTATTTGATTATCATTTAATACTTCGATCGCGCGAGGTTCTATTCCCCTATCATAATAATCAAAGCTATAAATTGTACCTCCTTGTAAGTCCTTTAATGCTTCAGCAATATATAATGTTGATAATCCCCCAAATGTAGGAAATTCTACTACCTTAATTGGTTTTTTATCTATAACAATATCATACAAAATATCTGCTTCTTCAAACGTTAACTCTTTTGGTCCTGTAAATTTTAATCTTTCTTTCGGCATATTATCCTTTCCTTTAACTTTCTAAAGTAATACCACCCTGGTTACTAATCTCATTTAATAATTCTCTTCTATTACCAATTGCAACTCTAAGTACCTGCGTCTTCTTATTAAATAGGTTCGTAATATTAATTGGAACCACACCAATTTCACCAGATAAAGAATTAGAATCATTTGCCAAACCTCTTACAACACCAGCAAGTTTCAATTTCATTTGAACTCTATTGGTTGCAATATTTGTTGTAAATTCTCTATCCTTACCTTCAATAATTCTTCCCCTACCATTTGTAATATCACCAATTTCTGCAATAAAATAATTTGTTCCGTCTGCAGAAACTGGAAATTCAAATTTAAGTGATGGTGTATCTGTTCTAAATGGTTTTCCTTGTCTTAATAATTGTATACCTCCATCAATAATTCCTTCTGCTGCTGAAACTGATGCAGTAGGTGATATCAATAATCTCGTTATTGTTACTTCAACATCTGTCTTATCTGGTGAATCAGGTTCAACTCTAATTGGTTGCGCTCTACCTATTCTTGTCTGGAAAAATCTTGGCACGTTAAACGAATCACCATTTCTATTACTTAATGAAGGTATTACTTGTGATGCACTAACATTATTTGTAATTACTTCCGTAACATTACCAAGTTTATATCCCTGGAATGTGGCAGTTGTTGATGCTGATGCATGGGCAGTGACTGAATCAACATTATAACGTGTATTAACCATCAATGATGTGGCTGAAAATGCTGTTAATGAATATTCTTCTCTTTCATGTTTTGGTCTATTAAGAGCATGTGGTTCTATCAAAATACCTTGTGAAAGAAGGTGAGATTTTGCAGGTATAAATTGTTCAATAAATTTAAATACGCCTCCTAGCACATCATTAAAATTATCGATTGTATCCACAAAAGCATTTATATCAGCAATATAATTATATGCCCCAGTAAGGCCAGTTCCTGATGATTCATCAGACGGGAGATTACTAGCAGTATTATAACGTGTCATTATATCTTGTAATTTTGTAACAAATGGGCCTGTATATGAGGATTTATATAAATCCTCTGGATCACCTAATAGCTCCTTGATATTAAGATTTTCTTCTACACTTCTAAAATCTCTATTAACAACATTGATTGGATCAAAGTGTACACCAATTGTTCCGGGATCAGATATTTTACCTTGAACATTTTCTTGCCTTACTTTATCATTATCTACTGTGAGGCCTGTTGGATACCAGTTACTCAATATCGGGTGATTTGAAAAGACTCTATAACGCTTCGTTGCTTGATTTCCAAAATTAACAGGTGTTGCTGTTAAAGCCGCTGTAGTTGAATCAACTATATAGTTATTTGCAGATGGCAAGACTACATTTTCTTTCAATTTATAATGTGCTAATAACGATGCATTAGTAGCATTATTAGGTGAAGCCGTAGATGATATTATCGATGTTGATTCAAAATTTCTTGTATGTTCTTTAAGATCATTTTCATGTAAAAATGTATTCCAAGCTCTAACTTCATGCATATAACCATTAAATGAATTATGGCCAGGGAAATAGGCAGCTGAAACTGAACTAAAACCCCCGGAAGAATCATAGTTAAGACTTGCTGCTCCAGCAGTAGAACCGCTTGCTAATACTACTTCGTCAAATCCCCCACTACCTGAACCTGATAAACCCATTGCCCATATATTAATAAGATTTGCTGATCTTGATACTATAATGTTGGTGAATTTATCTTTTTTAGTAAATTCTGCTGTTGAAGAATTAACCGCTGTAAATGCACTTGTTCCTGCAGTCACCACGAAAATTGCTTGCCCGTTATCACTATCTAAATGCAATTGATATAATGGATGTCTAAATAATGTATTATAACCTGATGTCGCAGATACTCTAAATTCTAAAGTAAAATTGACATCTTCATCATTATCAAATGCCGAAACTGAAGATGGCAATTGCACGAGAACATCTCCAGATGATACAAGAACGGGTACATCTAACTCTTCTCTTACTTTTACTTTCTGATTTTTATTTAAAATCGAGAACTCGTCAACCCTAAGGAGATTATGATCCATACCATAGATACGTCCTATAGCCTCGATAGTTTCTCTAGTCCCTTTATTTTTCAGAAGATAAGTAAGATTATTTAAAATCCTATTCCATACTTCGTATGAAACTTCTTGAGTCGTTAGTCCAGTAGTGGACTTTGTAAAAAACGATTCAACAGTAGAATTTACGGCTGACTGATACAATGTTATACCATAGTGAGCAGCCAACACTGGTAAAAATTTATTTGGTGTTCTATTAACATCATCATAACTTATATGTTTTAAATATGATATTTGATCAGCAAAACCTTTTAACTCATCTAGCATATCACCCATTGCTTGTAATAATTTCTCAAGGATTTCATTATCATCTCCTTGAAATAATACGCCAGGAAGCATATTAACAAGTTTTTGTGACCTTGTTACTGATTTTTCTGCAGATGCAGCAAAGAAGTTATGATCATTAGAAGAACCAGTTGTTTGTTTAACTATATCAATATTTAATTCTTCAAATTCTACTGCTGCGGCACTTATTGAATTTACAATTGCTGTTTGGGAACCTGTAACTGTATTAGTGGCACTTCTTCTTACTAATGTAAGAAATACAGTTTCACCATTTGCATTTGTTGAACTTGCAGTAACTGTTCCAGTATCAGATAATTTATCCAATAAATATAGGTCATAACCAGATGATTCTTTTTTCCATTCGTCAACTTTATATATATTTTCAGCTGACAATCCTGCAAGATCACCTGCACTTAATCCAACTGGATAAGTGTCCTTTATCCTTCGCATTGAATTATTAAATTTACGTACAGCATTGCCAAAGAACACATGATTTCCAAACTCAGAATAATCTAAGAGCGGAAGAGCACGAGCACGATTTCCAGTTAAAGCAGTATTAGCAAGGTTCCCGGATGTCGATCCTAACCCTGATAATGAAGCAATAAGTGAATCAAAACTATAACCACTATCTGGCATATTACTTTCTCTTTAACACGAATGAAGTAGCGACATCTTCGGGATCAATATCGGCGGTAATTCTTTGTGCCTTTACCAATCCATAACCCCATTTGCTCGCATACTTCTGTATCATCCTTCTATATAATTTATCTCTACTAGCTTCTTTACCACTAAAACTTACATATTCTGGTTTCTTATTCTTCAAGAAATCTTTAACTATATCCATAATAGTAGCAAATACCTTAAATTCATTACCAGTCTTTGTAACACCTTGTCTTCCTGCTCCGTCACTAAATGATATTTGCCAAAGGCCCGTCTGCGACCTCACACTAGGATCATCTATACTTTCTATTTGAACTGTATATAAATCTTCGTGCTTTATTTTTTCACCTGGTGCAGGTTCTTTTGCAAAAGTTCCCCACCATTCGCGATTATCTTTCCTATGCCATTTCCAAGGATATGGTCTATCTAATATTTCATTAAGTAACATTATATTACCTTAAATTCATACGTATCAGGGTCACTTACATATATAGTTTCGCCTCGTACATTTAATTTGAGAACAGGATTATATTTTACACCAATAAATAAATTATCTGTATCAATTTCAAAGAAATTACCATTAACATCTCTTGATATATTATAAGCACTAACCTCAACTTCATCGGTAGTTGATTCTCTTATTTCTATTGTTCCGTCTGTTACAATAAAGTTTGTTACTGCTGTTGTCGCAGCAGTCAATGCAGTAAATGTCGTAGAATCATCTTTTATATGAATTCTTACTCTTCCTTTGCTACCTTTTTCATATTCTCTTTTTATATTCTGCATCGAAATTCTATATTCAGAAGTTTTAAAATTATCAAAACCAGATGCAGGATTAGATGTTGTAAATGTAAATGCATAATTTGCAGTTGGAGATGCCGAAACAAACCAATTATCTTTAAATGTTGAATATGTATTTGATGTAAGAGGTAATGTTCCTATATCACATTTATAAATACCTTTAGACTTCCTAGCGGCAACTAATCCAGTTTTAATAGATGTACTATCGCCACTTATTGTAATATTACCCGGAAATGGGCCTGTAGTATTAAGATCTTGTAATTGACCATTAACAATATTATAGAAATATAAATTACCTGTGCTATTAAATGATATTTCTGCTCTGTCATCTTTGATTGAATCATCCCATTCTAACTGAATGTATGGGGCCATTGTTGTATTAGTTTCTCTTCCGTGGAACTTTTTGAAATTATGAGATAAAGCTGAATTAGTGCCTGTCTTAATCTCTTGTGCATCACTCATTTTTATAGCAACACCGAAATTACCAGTATTTCCACCTAACCAATCAACAAATAAATCAGTAATTTTAACACGTAGATTTTCTTCACCATGATTGAAATGTTGAGTAGCAGAACTAGCATCAATCTTAAATTTTCCACCAGTTGTTGTCCAAGCTACTGTAGACTGCGCAGATAAGGCATTCGCATACCCTGTTTCAGCTAAATCTTCAATATCTAAACCTCTTCCTTCATCCCATTCTTGTGTTAAAGGATGAACATCAATATTGAATGAAGTTGCTATTTCATCCTCGTGCTTAGCATCAAACATGTATAAATATGCAGAAACAGTTGAATCAGTTGTTGGATCGGGTAAATCACCTGCATTAATTGATCCCGTTAAAGCTGATAAATTAAACTTGATGAATATCCTTGCAAATTCTTTTCTATCTTTAACAGTACTAAAAATATTATGAACTTGTAAGATTGGCGATAATCCAAGATTTGCTGTTAAACTTCGTTCATCTATATATGTATCTTGTAATGCAAATGCTCTTTTTACACTCATCTATTTTCTCACCATTTTATAATTGTCTGCCTTGTTATACAGTTCTACCAATAATATCAAGATCTTTAAATTTTAATTCCCAAACTGAATTTTCAGGAAACTGAACAATTCCTTTACTTGTATTTGCATCAACATTAAATTCTGTATTAGAATATGATTTTCCATCTTTTGATCCTGTTATATTTGTTATTTTGAATGCAGGAACAGATCTTATAATATTTAAAGCTTGCAATTTTGCAGATATTTCTGGTAAAATTATAAAATCATTAAAATTAGTTTGACTTATATCAAATAATTTTTTCAATAAGAAAAATGATGCTAATAATGCCTCATTAGCATTTATATTAGGTTCTGGTAATATAGTGAAATCTACACCTATGTTTATAATATTTGCATCACTAATTTTTACTGAATCACTAAACGATTTGAATCTACCTATATAATTTTCTATATTATTTTTTAGAACATTACCAGCTTTTACCAATTGGCCATCTGTATTTTGTGAAATTGTCAATAATTCTACACCAAGATTATTTGATTTATCAGCTCTAGCATATGATCTAAATACTGTACCAAATTTTGATGGCATACTTAAAGAAAGCATTTGATAGTCAAGAAGTGTTACTGCTCTCTGTTGTGCCGCATGGAACCCTGCAGCATTTTCTCTTACTTCTGTAACATTTTCTCTGTCTGATCCGCCAGATGCAGGGAAAGGGTTATTAATCTTTAAACTTCTTTCAATATTTTCTGCTACACCACCTGAGACACTTAAAAAACTTGGCGTGTTATATGTAATATTAACATTTCTTAGGGCTTGTAAAGTAGATGAACCAACATTGGTTCTAAGACCACCACCATGCCTATAAGTAATATCAATACCAACATTAATTGGTGCCAAACCTAAAGTTCTAGTTTTAAGAAATTGTGCTGAATTTATAGTTGGTGCAGTAAATCCAGACGCAGAACCTCTAAGTGTAGGGGGTAACACAAAATCAGATGGATTAGGAATTATTTCGCTATCTTCTAAATTTTTCTCTACACCAGAACCAAATCTTATACTTAATCCACCATCTATTTCCGCTTCAGTAGTAAATCTTCTTGGTACTCTTTTAGCTTTAAGAACAAACGGTGTATCGCCAGAAGCTGATGTAGTATTATCTTCGCCAATAAAAATTGTATCTTGGCTTAAATGATCAACTTCATTCCACTCAAAACCATCATTAGAAGAAACAGAAGTTATTTCAGTTATATCTTTATTTGGCAAAGATAATTTAAGAAATGGAGTTGCATTTCCAGCAGTATATGTAAATGTTCTTGATTCACCAGCAACTGCCGATATGGATGATATTGATGCTGTAATTAAACCTCCTACTTGATCACTTATAGTTCTATTTGCGCTTAATGAAAAATTCACATCCTCTAATATCTCGAATGTTTGCGAAGGCATTAATGTTGTTTGAACTCTTGTTCCCTTCTTTACTGTGAATAAAGAATTAGCGCTTGTTGTTGCCTGCATAACAGCACTCAAATTTAAATCAACAACAGCAGGTGTAGTTAATTTAGGTTTTCTGCCAAGAGTCTTTGAAAGACCTACTAAATTTTTCTCTTCCAAAGCCCTATGAATAAATGTTTCATTTACTTGCTTATCAACATAAAATGAAAATAGATCACCCAAATATGCAACAAGTTCCAAAATTGCCATACCGCCTGACGCTTCATTAAAGTCTTGAAAATCATTTGGAAAATTTTGTTTTGTAAATGTAATAAGATCTTGCTTAATAGCATCAAAATCTTTTGACAAATAGTTTACATTACGTACTTCTTTTAATCTCTCTCTAGCCATTTATTCTCTCTCGTTCCATGGTCGATCCAGGCTACTGGACAGGCCCAACTCTAAACTGCACAGAATCATTAAAATTATCTGCATCAACTATAACATAATTCATTTTTATTAATACATCATTTCTTTCTATGCCAATAGTATCATCTTCTTCACCTTCTAAAATTACTTCTAAATTTGTTAATCTTATATGAGGCATCCATTGTTCTAAAGTAGATCTAATTTCAGATTCTAGACGCATCTGTATTTCAGTTGGATTTATTTGTTCAAATAATTCACCTGAAAATGTTGATATATTTGTACCAAGATCAGAATGAATTATTCTCTCACCTTTCGAGGTTAACAGCAATATTTTTATATCCTCTCTTATTGCTGCCACCGTTGTATCATTTTGCGCAAAGAAACCAGCATTTTCCGATCTTAATGGAAACTGGAAGTTAATGCCGGCCATTATGAAGCTCTCCTACAAATATATCCTTTATGATGACTTCTATTACCATTAGCGACACTATTCATATGACTCTTATTTAAATTATTATCTTCACAAAATTTAGCCATATTAATTATCACCTTGGTAGTATTATCTGGAAATGTTACTTCCCATTTATATGCTTTCTTTTGTTCTCTACCATTTTCCCATGTTGCCTTGGCAGATTCGGACATTAACTTCTTTGTTTCTTTACTTCTTTTAAGACCTATTCTATTTTTAGCGGCCTTCTCTCTCATTTCAGAATTACTTCCATTTCCATTGAACCCATAATTAAAGAGATTATAAAAGTCATCCCTCTTTAAAGCATTAAACTTGGTTATCCAATAGTCCTCTTTAATTACCAATTCATTGTAATCCTTAGCTATGTCCAATATAACCTTATTGAAGTTTTCTGGTCCGTATTTCTTTACGGCTCTTTTTAGTAATACACCAGAACCAAGATACTTAGGATCATTATGTGTATCTAACCCTACGTATTTCTTTCCGTTCTTCAAATTAACCGTACAGTATATTACCATCTAACTTTCTCTAATTTATAAATTGCCCTTGACTTAAATGATTTTCAAATGTTTCTCTTAAAGATAATAATTCTTCTACTATCGTATTAATATTTTTTACATCCATCACCGCGACGGTTGCTGATGTATCATTATTTGCCTTATCAGGGACAGAGTTAGGCATATCTATTGCAAGTGTAAATTCTACACCAAACCTTAACGCTATTCTTTTTGATTCACGTAAAGATGCCTCTATTGACCTACCTCTGTCGATATCTTCGTCGCGACCTTTCAGATTTTTGAAAGAAAATCCATCCTTTGTTCTTGGGGCTTTTTCATTACCAAATAATTCCATATTAATTTTCTTAATTCTATCTTTAGAAATTTTATCCCCAGGTTTTGCACCAGCAGCATATACAATTTGAAGAATTGCTGGATGCCATGCTGATTCTATTTTAGCTCCGCTTTTAAAACCTACACCTAAAACTCCAATAATACTGGCACCTTGTATGTTACCAATTGCTCCAACGCCTGGAACAATTCGGCCGAGAGCCGAAGAGCTTGTTGATGTTCCTGCCCTGCCGGAACCACCCCCAAATAAAGTAGTAGCAACATTGGCAGCAACATTTGGCTTCTTTATCGTCGCGACATTTGTATTTGAATTATTTTTTAAATCTTCTATTTCATTTGAAAGTGTTTCTATATTTTTTGCCATTCCAATAATGAGATCTGTAACAGCACTTAAAGTATTATTAAATGTATTTCCTAAAACTTGTTGTTCGACAACACCTGGCTCACCCCCACTATTTGTTAGATTAAATATAACACCAGCACCATTAATTGTTCTATGTAATGTTTTTGTTTTTGTTAAACCTATAGATGATCCAACAGGCTTACCATATTTTCGTCTTTCTTTTATACCAAGTTCTAAGACACCTTCATCTTTATTATTAGTATTATGTGAATGTCTTATATAAGAATCNCTTCTGCCTTGCTGTATTACATCGCCTGGTAAAAAAGGTACTGAATATGATCTATCATTATGAGTAAATTTTTCATCTATATCTTCTACAACGAAATTAAAACCATATCTATCAACTGGCGACTGATCTTTGAATGATTCTCTTGCTAAAACTCTACTAACAAAATTTGAATCATTAACTCTGGAAATCCAATATGGTATTGCACTTTTTTTATCAGATTCTCTTATTACCCAAACTTCTTCACCGACTTCTGGAATTGAAATATTATGAAGATCATTAAAAGGTAATAATTTAGAACTATTTTCATGTTGATCAGTTGACGGTGTTACAATTTCACCCATAATTTTGCCTTCTAGAGTCCCAGGGGGAAATAAACTTCCTGTTTGCCTATTATCTATAGTGACTATAACTCTTGTAACAATTGCACGATATAGATAGAAACTTTCAAAGGCTTTATGTGTTCCTTTCGCACTTTGGAAGGTTTCTTTTATATAACGTTGACCTGGGTGAAGCACATGAGCTATACTATTCGCTTGGTTTGGCATCTTCATCAATCTCTTTAATTGTAAAGCCTCTAATTACTAATTCTTCTTGTAATTTAGTAATTTCATTTTGTATTCTTAATATATTTTTTGCTGTGTATTCTAAAACTTTTGTTATTTCTGTTAATACAGAAAGCCTTTCTACATATCTTTCAGAAAGATCCTCATCAGTCATTTCTTCTAACATTACAACCTCTCAATTGTTTCTATATTTTCTATAAATACATCTTTTTTTCTTGCATAAAGAAGTTTTATTTTCTTAAGCGAAGAAGTAATTTTTCTAGTAGGAAGACCAGTTCCTTCACGAAGATATAGATATACTTGTTTCTTATTATAAATATTAAACATCGGATAATTTTGAAGTAAGTTAATTATAATATCTGTAACAGCAACATCATCTAAATTATTTGAATTATCTCTAAATTCTATCAGCCTCTCTGTAAATTCACCAATGAATTCTGTATCTAATGAATTCTTTTTTTCTGACTCATAGAAATCTTGGCTAATACTATGTATATATTGTGTTTGATCTGCATCATCTAAAGTAACTTTTCGTTTTGCAATATTAGATTGTTGAATTAACCAGTTTTTACAAATAGTTCCAAAAAATGAGAATGATTTAGCGCCTCTATTTATATCAAATTTTCCAATTCTTTCGTAAAGATGTACTAATAATTCATGTTCTATATTTTCTAAACCTTTTAATGTTCTATTGAAGCTAAATGTATAAAATATATTTTCTATTAATTTTCTAAATGCTGGTTCGATAGTACTAGAATAAACTTTATGTCTTTTTCCTATACTTGGTTCTGTTATATATTCTTTAATTGCTTCTTCTTCTACTGGACCCCAATACATATTTTTTCTTTGTTTACCCATTATTTCTCCTATAAAACACGTGTTTAGAAAATTATAAACACAGTTTAGCCTCTTCGTAAACTTTTATATAAAATTATAGAATAATATTAAATATTTTCTAATGGATCCCTTAATGAACATTCTAATTGTGTAACAAAACTATCTTTAGTAATTTGGTCAGTAACTCCTAAAATAGTATATATGCCTTTCATTCCACGAACTAAACCACGTACTATTATAGGTTCATATACATTTATATCTGTTGTTCCATGTAAAGAGAGTGTAGTTCTTCTAAGATGTATACCAAGTAAACTTGCAAAGATTTTTTCCTTCTCCAAAACAATTCTTTGTACAACTGAATAGTTTCTTGCATCTTGAGCTATGTATCTATTTAAGAAAGATTGGCCGGTGTAAGTAGGATCCTCACCATCAGAACTCACTCTTTTCCTACTTTCCAAATTTTCGATCATTGCGGTGCGCTCTGGAGTATCGTCCATCGGTTTGATGTGTGCAGGCTCATCCTCATCAGGATTGACGCCTCCGTATTTTAAAATATATATCTCATCATCTATTTTTTTATTATGTTTAGTTATTTCTTCCTCTATCTCCCCATATAATTTTTGAAGATCATCTTGAATAGTCTCATATCGACCACCTGGAGAAGCTTGGCTAATGATATCTTTAACACTACCACTTTCTTCAAGTCGAATTTTATGTGTCTCAAAAGCACCAGGATCTAACTTTGATGCCATAGCAATGTTATGGCATAAAGAACCTGGTGCACCATATGTTACACTGATTGCCACATCCTGAGTTATACTATCTTCTTCTTCTTTAATACGAATTTCTTGAGATAAACCGTTATCTGTAACAGATAATAACATTATTTCGATTTCATTATCTACAACCCTCATACCTAATTGTAAACCAGGGATTGCAATAGAGCCACCCTGTGATTCTGCACCAAAATTTAAAAGTGCGTTAATAGATTCCATTACTGTCCAATTATTAGATTTACTATCTAAAAATTGTGCTACTGCCGAAAGGTGTATTGGTATTTCAAAAACACTTTTTATATGTTCAGATGCATCTCTTCTTCCAGAAAACCCGTCTTCTGGAATTTCAGGTCCTTCATCTTCATCATAATCTGGATTGTAAAATTTTTGATATACATTATCTACGGTTTCGTTATCACCAAACCATTCATAACGAAAATTTGGGATTAAATCGCCTTCTTTCTTACCTTCATTAAGTGCAGATCTAATGCATTCTAATACCCAACCTAAATAAAAATATCTTTTTGCTTTTTTAGTTTCATATTCTGGTGCGCTGGCATCCACCTGATTATTGTAATTATTGGCTGCATCAGTACTATCAAAGACGAGGTTATTATTTTCATCGCGAGAGGCACCATCTGGCACGAAGTTAGAACTGGGAACGTCAGGATGCGTGACTGGAGGTGCTTCAGCTACCGGTGTATTATTGGACCACATGTCGGTGACGAGATCATACGTTATGTTTGTTCCTGCTGTTCCGTCCGTGTTTAATACACCACCATTAGGAATTTGTATACCTAAATCGCGAGCAGCTTTTTCTTTAGGAACGCCAGCTTGAACTGCTGCGTTGTACTTCTTAATATCATCAGTGTTTGGAGTGCGCGGCAAGTTTGCCGCGCCTGGTCCTTCATCCGCTACTCCTGGCCAGGGAGGAGGGCGGATGCCCAACTTCTCGGCGGCATCTCTTGGATCCATACCTTCATCTTCAACAAGTTTATGAAATTTCTTTTTCATATCTTCTGATGGTGGCTCATATGGCAGATTATCATATGAACGTTTTTTCTCTTCTAACCATATAAGATCGATATGCATATTAGCCTTAACTTTTTCTCTAACACTTACAATGTTTGCCGCCTTGACAGGCTTCCCGGTCACGTCCTCTCTCATCGAGTAGCCTTGATCAGGGCCGAGCGGCCCGATGAATTCACCTGGAAGAGCAGGTTGTTTATTATCCCATAACATATCTTTAATTTTTTTTGAAATAGATGACATTTTCATGAAAGCAAGCATAGCACCATGCGTTGACATAAACCCTAATCTAGCATTAATAAAACCATGTTCATCAAAATCATATTCAAATTTATATAGTCTAACTAATTGAGCTTTCCAAAAACCAGTTCCTGCCTTAATACTCATATCAATTACTATAGTTTGATCTTCAGAATTCTCGCCAGGTTCGCTTAAATTGGGAGGGTCAACAAAATCTAGATCAGAAGCTTCGCCACCAGACCACCCATATACAATCAAAAAAGTAGAATTAAGAGAAACAAGATTTGTCAGTTCTAACTTCATATCAAATTCTGCTGCGTCTGCGATTGTCAAACCCATATCATATGCGATATTTAATGATTCTTTAGTACCCCTTATTATATTAAGTGAATTAATACCAATACCACCAGATTGATTTAAAGTATTTAATTGAGATTTCGGATTTCCTACAAGAAGACCCTTAATAGGTACTTCGTTAACCTTTTCACCGTTTGAAAGAGTTCCACTATCATCATTTATTATTTTATAAGTTTTTAATCTTTTTATAAAATCTTCATCTACACCACCATCAGCTCTTTTTGTTATAACGTCCATTTCGCGTGCTGTAAATAATGATATTAGATTAACAAAAGGAACAAGCCCAGATAATTTTAAGTTTGATGCATCTTGTTTCTTATTCCAAGTTTCAACTATATTTGAGTCAGTTTCTATCATTATATTTTGTTTATCCTTTGTTGTATTTTATTTAATATTCTATTTATACTTACAGGTATTCTCAATAAAGTTCCTGGCAATACTTGATTTCCAAAAGGAAGACTTATGTCATTAAGTAGACATATCGCCCACCAATACCTACCATCTCCAAGATAATCATTTGCTATCCTATCTAATCTTTGACTATCCCTGAGACGAACAATAATATCTGATCTATCTTCCAACTCAGATGCAGGTATAGAAGGAAATGTTTCTAATCTTTTTCGTATTAACTCTCCTGGGTTGCCTGGAGCTTTTACATGTCTAAAATTTTTATATCTACTTATTGCCATAGGTTAACTCCTTCTAGGTGATAATGCTATCATAATCCTGGCAAGGTGGTGATCGGTCGTGTTGCCAGAAGCATCGTCATTTTTTGGCTGCCCAAGGATTCGCAGCTCCTTCAGTGTGATCTTTCTGATTCATCGCATATAGCCTGCTAATATAAGAATCCTGCAAACCTGCAGATCTTGCCTTGCTTAATTCACCCTTCATTGGGATAAGTTCGCTGCCTGAACGGCCGTGGCCATCGGGATCATCTGAAGGAGGCATTGCACTAGCCAATCCACTGTAAAAATCGAAATCTCTATCTGGTAACCATGCATGAATTACTTGAAAACTGCATTGTACTTGTACTCCTTGTGGCATTCTTAAGCCTGCCGTCATTTCCCATTTACCACCTGGGCCCAAGAAATCCCAATTAAATGATAGGTTCCTAAGATAACCCGGAACTCTCTTAAATATATCACCTATTGACAATCTAAGTAATGGGCCAGATTTTATACGTGTAACTACATTTCCTTGCATTTCTGATTCGCCATAAGTTTGTTGTGCTAACCAAGTTACTCTTTCTCTAACATTTTGTAATTGCCTACCAGAATCAGCATATATTGCAAACGATAAATCTAAAACTCTATCGGTATCAATATATGTATGAATTTTTTCTGTCCTTCCTATTGATGTTTTAGATGTCCAACTAGGTGCGTATGATTCTTGTAATTGAGTTAATGTTGCTTGGAAAAATGCATATTGTTTTACATCTTTTTTATTCTCTGTTTCAAACAAAAATGGAAAATATTGATTATTACCAAGATCGTGGGCCTCGTGATCGAGGTTGCCGAGCTTACTTTGATCCGCATTAATGACAGCTGGTTCGAGACCAGGCCCAGTTACATTTATATTATGGATAAACCCTCTATCTTGTCTATCAGGATTCAGCCTTTTTTCATCATCTTTAAAATCAAATAGCTTATTTTCAGTAGGATTATCCCTGGGATCGTATGGTTCCTGTAAATCATGAACAGGAACACCTCCTATTATACCTTCTGGGAATTTTTGATCAGCCTCCCCTTCATTACCAGCATGTTTCTTTTTACCTCTATTTTCAAGATAAGAAGCTCTGAATACATCAACACCTGGTGAAATGTTAGGGACATTCGCAGGAATCTTAGGCAAAAGCAAATTCTGATTAAGAAGATTATCTAATTTATTAGTATGATATGAACTTGCGCGATCAGCTGCTGTATTCCCTGGTTGAGGAGGCCTAGTAAAGTTTGGTGAAAAGAAGCCTTGCATTGCAAACTGATTGTAATCATCTTCAACAAATTTTAAAAAATCATTAAAATTTCTTCTACCTGCGCCAATATCTAATAACATTGTCGTAAGTCTAGACCATACATCACCTCCTTCCGCATATGGNTTGTCAAAAGCAGGACCTAATAACTGGCCGACGATGAATCTATTTCTTGCAGAAGCTAATATGTAAGCTTGACTAGGCCTTTCTCCGTATGCCGAATATGCACCTTCGTCCGAATCCGGCGAAATACTCTGAAACTGGCCTTGATAATCGCGATCTATAATTGCATTATACTTATTATTATATGGAGGTGGGCCGAGGGTTGGAGCATGTATAGCGCCTGGTTTGCCTTGGGCAGATGCATCGTCGCGGCCAAACGAGTGTGAATATTCCGAAGCTTTGAATATATTTATAAGTATTCGTTGATTTTTTTCTGCAAGGTCAAGTGATTCTGTATATCGAAGGTATCCGGCGAGGCCTTCATTGGCATATATGTCTCGCGCTTTCGCAATTTTGTCTTCGTACCCTATAATGGATCCTGCCAAGATATTAGAATCTCCACCATATTGATTATCAGGATTATTTAAAGAAGGCCTGACAAATAGTGTGTTGGTGACGTCGCCATGCTCAGCCATCTGTACATGTAGAGTCCGGGCAGAAGTAGATTCCCATCTAAGATGCATGTCATTTTTATAATCAGCTTTTCTTTCATATGGGCTTTCTTTACTATACCTAGTAACAGATGC